ACCTCCAAGAAGGCAGCCGAAAAGGCTAGGGACGCACTGCAAGAGAAACAGACTAAAGCAGAGCGTGCTAAGAACGACGAGAATACCAATCTCAAGAATGACGTCGCGTCACTCAAGGACGAAAATGCAGCACTACGTGCTACCGTGACGCGACAGGCAATCATCGGTGCTATTCGGGACGACTCTCGTTTTGAGTGGTTCGACCCGACAATGGTTGCGCAGCAACTAGATCCGGAAATCGTGAAGGTCGACGACAACGGCAAGGTTGAGGGCATGAAGGCCCAATTGACTAAAGTTGCTAAGGATCACCCATTCCTCCTGAAGAAGGACAACACCAATCAGGGGAGTGGACAACAGAATAACGGAACTGGTAGTGGGACATCAGGTCCCACAGGCTTTCAGCCCGGACAGGGCGGTGCCAGCAATGGCGGTGGAGAAATCGACCGCAAGAAGCTGGCTGAAGAATACCCAGCACTCGCTTCGCGTATCTAGTAGTGGCGCAGGGTAACCCTCTAACGGGACTGAAAGGAAAGCAATGAGTAGGTACGACAAGTACGATCCCAAGGTTGGTGGGTATCGTGCGCCTCTCGCAGCCGATTTCCCGGCTGACCGCGTGGAACACGTAGTGGGAGTAGGCCACGATGCCAACGGACGTGTGGTGATCGGTGCAGGGCAGAGCGGAGTCCGAGGTGTGTTGGTACTCACCAAGGCTCGCAAGGCAGGCGAAATCGTCGACGTGATGACGTCCGGTGAAATCGTCGAGTTCGGTCCTAGTGACGCAGGCAAAGAGGCAGGCGTTGACTTCGGTGTGGCTGGCACAAAGTACTACGCAGCCACGACCGGTGAGGTTACTTCTACCTCAGCGGCCGGCAAAAACTATGTGGGGCATACGGTTTCGGGCCAACGTCTCATTGTCCGGTTCGATCCGTCGGCGCAGACTGCGTAGGGAGGCTAAGAGATAATGAAGACTTCTGTTCTTGACCGTCCCTTCATCGGCGCAGAGATGATGACCGAAGCGGACTGGAAGATGCACTGGGCCATGGAAAAGGCTGCGTTGCTACAGGTTCCGTTCGGCGGTGACCTTCTGAGCAACGTGCCCTTTGGTGGAGACGACGCTACCGGTGGTTACGGTACCGAAGGCGATATCGTCTACACTACCAACGATAACGTTGACCTCAATGTCCTTTGGGCAGAGGCTCAGCAGGTCGTGGCCGTGTACAACCAGACGCGCAACCGCATCGTCAGTCTCCTTACCTTCCAGGTACTCAAGGAGATTGAAGAGGTCCCACAGGTCGGCGAAGCGACGTTCGAGGAAGCTTCGGAATTCGGTGAGCCTGAAGGCGAGCGGCTGAAGCTTGGATACTTCCAGCTCGGCTTCGACTTCAAGGACTACGACCGGGCGACGAGGTTCACCTGGAAAGCGTTGCGAGACATGGACGCTCGTCAGGTTCGTGCCGTCAACAACGCCATGCTGCAGGCCGACGAGAGGCTGATCTTCCGAAAGGTTATGGAAGCCATCTTCGATAACCGCAACAGGGAGACCGACATCCGGAACAACCCGTATCCGGTGTACCCTCTCTACAACGGTGACGACGTTGTGCCTCCGCCGTACTTGGAGACCACGTTCACGGCTCCCCACAACCACTACCTCGTAAGTGGTAATGCCACTATCGATTCCGGTGACCTGGAAGCTGCTTCCGACCACATCACTGAGCACGGCTACAGTGTTGAAAACGGTACGCAGATTATCCATTTCATGAACCGGACGCAGGTGAAGGAAGTTCGCAAGTTCCGTATGGGACAGGTGAACAACAATGGCGTGGAAGCGAATTTCGACTTCATTCCGTCGCCGAATTCACCTACGCAGATTCTCGATACGCCGTTGGGACTCTTGGGTTCTCTGCCGCCAGCGTTCTGGCAGGGGCTTAGGGTTGCAGGCAGTTACGATGACGCTCTGATCATCGAGCTTCCGATCATCCCCAACAACTACTTCCTCACCATTGGTACCGGTGGGGCAGGCAACCTGAATAACCTAGTGGGGCTACGGGAGCACAAGAATCCTGTGTACCGTGGCCTGCGGGTTCTGCCTGGGCGTGATCAGACCTACCCGTTGGTAGAGTCTTACTACGCTAGGGCTTTCGGTACCGGTATTCGCCAGCGCGCTGGTGGCGTCGTGACCCAGATCAAGGCTTCTGGCGCGTACGTCATCCCGGCGAATTACACTCGTGGAGATGGCTTCACAGCCTAGCGGGTGATCCAAAAGAGTTGAGAGGCAGGGGTTCCCATGGCTAGGGGAAACAGTCGCGACATACTGGAGTTCCTATTCGTGGGACCTCTGTTCTCAATTTTCAAACAACTCAACGCAATACGAAGGGAACTGAAGGACGTGGCAACACAGGCAGAGATCGACGCCCTGACCTCGCGAGTCAATGAAGTCAGCGCAACGCAGACAAAGGCGTTGGGAGAGATCAAGACTGAGATCGAGAATCTCAAGACGGCCAATCCCGACATCGACACCACCGCTCTCGAAGGCGCAGTGGCGTCAGCTGAGTCCGGAGCCAAGGATCTGGATGACGTTGTGCCAGATGTGCTTCCGGAGCCTACGCCGGAGCCGGAGCCTACCCCGCCAGCTGAGACGCCGGCTGAAGGCGAAACCCCTAGCGAGGGTACGGCATTCGACGCAGACGGGAACCCGGTGAGTTAATGAGCCGGGTCATCAGAAACGACCATCCGTGGAGCGACGACGAGAAGGAGTTTGTCCTAGCTCGTAGTGGCGGTACGGAATTGGTCGCTCAAAACGAACAGGAGTACCCTCCTGGCAGTGAGCCTGATGCCTCTCCAGATGACGAGGAACTTGAACTGTCTCAAGAGATTTACGAGCACGTCAAGAATCTCAGCGTCGAAGAGACGCAACAGGAACTGCGCCAGCACAAGCTCCCTACGAAGGGTGACGAGTCGGACCTGAAAGTCCGTCTGGCACAATACCTTCAGGAGCAGAAGAACAAGGGTGCCTAGTGGTAGCAACGCCTGAGCAAGTTGCTCTAGTCAAAGCCAACCTCCCTAGCGACGCTAAGGCTTTGGAGGCTGACGGTGGCTATGGCTGGACTGACGAATTCATCGTAACTCTTATGAGCACACCGGAATTCGACACTCCAGCCAAGGCGGTGCGCCACTTTTGGTACCAGAGAACCGTTGAGACCGTAGAGTACCTCGACGCCGGAAAACCGTTGACACAGATACATGCTCAGGCCAAAGCCATGCTAGAGTACTGGGATTTGGTCATCAACGGCGGGAAATCTTCTGAAATGATCCCCACGCCCGAACCCGCTAGGAACACTAAGGCAATCACGTTCGGTGAGATTGAGAGGCCGTGGGTATGAAGGCCTCAATCGTGAAAGCTCTCCGAAAGGGTACTGACACTATCCTTAAGCAGTTCGGCACCGAGCTAGTGCTGATACCCCACCAGCGTACGAAAAAGCCTGGGGGAGTATATGATTGGGACGCTCAGCCGGCTCGCCCACCACAGATTTTCAACGTAGAACCAGTAGGGTCTACGCTTGCAGGCATTACCGGTGCTGGTGGCGGTGTTACCAGTACCGAAGGTGCGTCAGCACACACTTGGAGTTATAACCTCACAGGCAGATACGACGCGCAGATCGCTATCGGTGATACGTGGGTCAAAGACGGGACGCAGTATCGCGTAGTGTCCCTAGAACCGTACAATGACTATGAGCGAGTGGCCGTCGTATCTGCCATCGGTAAGGACCCAGCTTATGGGACATAGTGGAAGCGTACAGTTTACGGGTGTCGACAAGCTAGCGCAGGCTATGCAGCTTCACGACCGTCAGGTTCAACGAGTCATACTGGGACAGTTCAAGTATGCCGAAGGTGAAGCTACTACTTACGCAAAGACCAACGCTCCCTGGACAGACCGCACCGGAAACGCTAGGGCTGGTTTGCATGCCGACACGATAGTGGGACCGGGCGCTACCAGCTTCGAGCTTGTTGTCGCAGGCAGTGTGTTTTACCAAATCTTCTTGGAGACTAGGTTTTCCGG